ACTGTCCGGCATGGTAGTTAGCGCCTTGGCCGCAACCGTTACGCCACCCACTGTCACGCTCACACCCGCGATGTTCGTCGCAATCGTGCTCAGCCGCGTTGCCATCACAGCCTCCGGTACGGCGTTAGCAACGCCAGCACGTCGCGCGGCATCTGCTGGGGCAACAGCAGCAACCCGTCATTGCTAACCATTACCCGGTCAACATCAGCGCCTGTATCACGCTGCTGATACATCCAGGCTGTAAGCCGAATACACGCGCGAGCGATGTCGGCTGGCGCGCTGGTGCTGTATGCCCATCGGCCAACGATGCTAATCGCGTTTTCGTGCTGATTGCTGTATGTCCAACTCACATCAGAGTCAGACCGCAGGCGAAGCGCATAGTACGGTGTGCGATTGCGCGGCTCGGTCACATAGTCCGTCGTTGCCAGCACTTCTCCGTCACCGTTGGTGATGGACGTGATCGCGCACAGGTCGGCATCCAGGCACAGCGTGCGCCCGCATACATCCCGCACGGCGTCAAAGCGCCGCGTGCTGTCTGCGCTGGCCTCAAACGCGCGCAGGCAGTACGCATCGATGGTCTGCTGCGCCTGAGCGATCAACTCTGCCAGCAACGCATCATCTGTCGTTGTCGCGGTGGCGATATTCAGCCAGGCTTTAACCTGCGCCGTTGTGCAGTAGGCCATCAATCCACTCTCCTGTACGCCTTGATGCTGCCTGCCGCGCCCACCTGTTCCCAGCCGCCCGCAGACTGCACCCACTCTGCCAGCGCGATCACGCCCGGATGTGTGGTCGTGTCATGCAGCGCCACGATCCCGCCGTCGCGCAGATGAGGCGTCCATATGTCCCAATCCAGGCGCGCGCCCTGCTCGGTGTGATCGCCGTCAATCCATAGCAGATCGACCGGCAGCGACCACCAGCGGCCCACGATCCCGCTGGGCAGGTTAATCACCCGCACTACGTCGCCCACCGGAGCCACATTGCGCATAAACGCCGCGTTGTCTGCCCCGCCGAACACGTGGCCCGGCGTGAAAAACGCTGCCCCCTCATGCGGGTCAATCGCCCACACGACACCCTGCCCAGCGGCCCGGATGCCTTCGGCCAGCACGACAGTGGAACGCCCTCGATAGGAGCCGATCTCCACCACCGTCCCACCCCGTTGTGCCAGGCTGAACAGCAGCCGGATTTCTTCATCCGTCAGCCAGCCCTCGATGGCGCTAACCCGCGCAACGATGCTCATGCCGGAACCCCCTCCCCCGCCGGCTCGGCCCGATACCACCAGTGCTCCGGGGCATCCAACGCGGGCCATAACACAGTATCCGCGTCCAGTTGATGCCCGACCCGGCAGCCCGTATCGCAACGCTGCACCAGCCCGGCAGCTTGCCAGTCTTCCGCCATGTACCAGTCGGCGGCGTGGATGCCGCGTATTTCACAGGTCATGGCGCGCAGCGCCCGGCGGTTGATCAGCGTGCAGTACAGCGCGATCCCTGGCACGTCCAACACCCCGCCCCACACAGCACGGGCGCGGGCCTCGTCTTCCGACAGCGCCAGCAGATGATGCTCACCGCGCATCTCGAGCAGCGCCGACCAGTGATGCCCTGCATCCCGGCGCACGGCCAGGCTATACGCCACATCCGCGCCGCCTGCCAGCACCGCCTGTAAACGTGGTAGCGCGTCCGGCGGCACGATCACATCGTCTTGCACCAGCAGCAGCGCGTCATAACCGCCGCCCAGCGCCATGTCCCGCGCGCGCATGAACTTCTCACGCTCATTAGCCCGCCGCCGGGCGCGCGGCCAGGCCATGCTGCCCCCGGTCAGCAGTTCGACCGGCTGGCCGTCAAAGGCCGCCAGCCACGACTGCACCGGCGCGGCCAGCACGCGGGTCAGCACCACCGCGATCAGCGTGTTCACGCCGTCACCTTCCACGCTGCCGCGCTGATCGTCCCGTGATCGTCGTTCAGCTTGGTGATCTCGTAACGCTCCAGGCATCCAGCCTCGTCCAGCAACACCCGCAGCCCGTCCGGCAGGTAGCGGTAGCAGTCCACCGGGTAGCGGTGCTCGATATAGGTGTGATGCGTGACCAGCACCAGCAACCCGCCGGGCCGCAACACGCGCGCCAGTTCCGGCACCCAGCGCCAGGGATGTTTAACGTGCTCCATAGTGCTGCCGCTGATCACCACGTCAAACGCTCCGCCGGCGAACGGGTAGCAGTAGGGATCATCCGCCGCCACATCCACGTTAGCCCCCGGCGCAATGTCCAGCCCGGTGTAACGCCAGCCGCGGCCTTCGATCAGGACACGGTAACTGCCGTTGACGTTCAGGCTGCCCACGTCCAGCACATCCGCGTCCGGCGCGGGCCACCTGTCAAGCAGCCGCGCCATCTCACTCATGGATGTCGCGTGCATGGTCGCCCCCCTGCTGTCCGAAGAACGTCGCCGGCAGCCACCGGGGCTTCGGGCTGTTCACCGGCAGCCCGGCGGCTTCGCGCTGCTGCCACCATGCGGCGTAGCGCCGCTGCTCGGCGGCGTCCGGCGGGTCCAGGTATTCCACCCGGAACAGGTCAGGATCGTCCGGGTCGGGCCATAGCACGCGCGGGCTAGGCTCCAGCGAGATGTGCCCGCAGGCCAGCCCGCAGTCACAACGCTGTATCAACCCGGCCGCTTGCGCGTCCACCGCCAGGTACCAGTCATTGCAGGCCAGCCCGCGCCGCTGGAACTGGAAACGCTCCAGCACTTCGCGGCGAATGACCGTGCAGCCCATGCCAACTCCGGCCACATCGATCACCCGCCCCCACGCGGCGCGGGCCAGCTCTTCGTCGGTGCTCAGGCTGCGGCCGTAGCGCTCATCGAGCACCGTGTATGCGCTCCAGCGCGGATAGCCGTGCCGGAACGCGTACAGGCCGTAGCCGATATGCGCCCCGCCATCCAGCAGGGCCAGCAGGCGCGTGAATGTGTCAGGCGGGATGATCATGTCATCCTCAATTGCCACAAACACGTCCCATGGCCCTGCCAGAAAGACGGTTTGCGCCTCACGGTATTTAGCGGTCACAATGTCGTGCCCGTCAGTGCTCCCCGGCGGATTACCCGTCATGTGCAGCCAATCCAGCCGCATCTCCGGGCGCTCCGCCGTGAGGTAGGCCTGCGCCTCGTACCAGCTCTTGATCGCCGGGCCGAGCCGCCGGTATGACAGCGTAACCGCAAACAACCGCGAAGCGTCAGTCATCATGGCCGGTGCTCCGTCAGGCGATGATCTCGCCGACCTTCGCGATATCGTAGTCGCTGCCCGGCAGGTACTTGCCGCGCACACCGAGCGCGACCGCCCCGCAGGTCAGGTTCTGGTTGGCTGGCGCCACCGACAGGCGCGCGTAGCGGTAGGTCGTGCCGGAGATGACCATCTCGTCGGCCATCAGGCGGATGACCCCGACCTGATCGTCGCCAGCCGATCCCGTGAAGGTGGCGGCGGTGAGCACCTTGCCGCTTACGTTAACCGCCGAAGCGAAATTGGAGGTGTTGCTGGCCTCAACCTTGACGGTCACGGCGCCGTTGTTCCCCGCCGCGTAGTCGCCCATGTTGAAGACGAACAGCACCTCGTCCCAGTATTTCATGTCAACTGCATCGGAGGTGGACGTCGTGCTCGCCGTCACCGACTGCGGCTTGATCCGGGCCACCACCGGTAGAAACTCGTGTGCACCGCGCATGGTTTACCCTCCTAGCGTCAGGTCAGAACCGTTTGCCTATCTCGACTAGTCGTCGAGGTAGACGAACGGGGACACGTAGTAGCTGCCCTGCGGGTCAGCCAGTGTGATCTTGCTCTTCAGCCAGGGCATCCCGTCGGCGCGGTAGTCAAACCGCCAGGTGCCCAGCCCGCTGGTGAAGCCGGCGTGCTCGGAGAACGCCACCGCCAGCGGTTGCCGCTCCAGCAGCAGGTAGGCGCCGAGATCGGCCAGGATGACACACCCGGCGTTGTCGGCCTGCGGCGCGTGCTCGCTGATGACGATGCTCCAGGGCGTGCCGGGCATCGTCAGATACTGGCCGCCGGTGCCGGCGCCAGACGGCACGCCGGCGCCCTTGCTGCCGATCTCGAACGCGCCGATGTCGGTGTAGATCGATGGATGGATGATCCACACTGGCGGGCGCCCGGAGACGCCCTTGTAGTGCGCGATCATCTCGACACTGTCCGCGTAGGCGAACGTGCTGTTGGTGTCCACCGTGACGGACACTGCGCAGTCCGATTTCAGGATGCCGAGCAGGTCACTGCCGCTGCCGGTGCCGTTCAGGATGCCGTACTCCAGCTTGGCCGTCAGCGTCATTTCGAAGATGCTGCGCAGGATGCCCTCGATGGACATCGGGCTGTCGGCGATCAGCTCATTGGCGACCTGCGTGTAGCCGCCGATGTTGCGCACGCGGTACTCCAGCGCGGCGAACTGCGGCTGGGTCTCGGTGTAGGCCGCGCCCTGCTTGCGCCCGGTGGCTTTCGCCCCGCCGGCCAGCGCGGTTTCGCCGACGCCAGCCGTGGGCGTCACGCTCTGATCGAGCGATGGGAATCTGCCCGCGTCCGAGCCGACCCGGATACGCCGCACGCCGGCCACGATGGGGCTGGTAGCTGCCAGCACCTGCATCATCTCCGTGTGGAACATCTCCGGAACCAGGTAACCGCCTTCGCTGCCGGTGTTGCCGGTCAGGTCTTTGGTCGCGCCGTAGACGCTGTGCAGGCGCTTCGCATCGTTGCGCTTGATGGCCAGCATGAAGTCGCCGAGCGATTTGGCCTGCGGATCGGCCGCGCCGCCGTCCTGGGTGTAGTACCCGCTGTTGCGGATGGGCGGCGAGTCCTCCATGAACTGGGTGACCCGGTTCAGCAGGTCGCTCATCTGCTGTTCAAGCGCCTTGATCGGGTCGGAAGCCGGTTGCGCCTGCTCTTCAGGCGCCTTGTTGTCAGTCATGTCCATAACCTCCAGAGTAGGTACGGCTTTCGCCGCGTCTGCCGTGTTGCCGGCGGCAATTTCCGCCGCCGCGCTTGTTTTGATATCGGCCCCGGTCGCCTCTGCCGCGCCGCGCGCCGCGCCCATCGCGGGCGCCTCCGGCCGCTGCGCCTCCGGCGTTTCGGCATCCGGTTCCGCCATCAACGATTTGAGAGGGGGCGTGGCGAGCGCCTTGAGCGGGGCCGCCACGTTGCGCCAGTCTGCCGGCGTCGGGGTCAGGCTGGCCTCCACAATCGGCCAGCGCGTGATCCGCGCCGCCTTGCCGTCCAGCTCGCGGGCCATCAGGTGGCCGGCCGTGCCGCTGCTCCAGCCCAGTTTGCCCGCTTCTGCCAGCTCATAGATGGCGCGCTCGTACTGGTCGCGCATCTCAAGCTGGGCCTCGATCCACACCCCGGCATCGTCCAGGCCGATTTTCCCCCTTCCGATTTTGCGGTGCCCCAGCACCGGGTCATACCCGTGGTTGTAGTAGACCGTTTTG